TCCATGCACATCGCCGAAGGCTAATACTCCATCAAAATTATTTCTAACATATTCCTCTAAGCTGTCAAACACGATCCCACTCCTTAGGCTTCCAACCCATTTTATCAAAACAGTCTCTTACTAAATTAGTAACCTGACCTTCACCACCACTACAATAATAATCCATGTAGTCTTCGTAAAGATTATAATGCTTAGTACGTATATCTGCAATGATTGCACCAGCACTGCGCCACGATGCTGACCAAATTGTTGTATCTACGCCCATTAATTTTTCAATAATTAAATCTTCTTCCGGTAATACCATGTTTTTAGACCATTGCATGTTTGATAAAGCATTATAAAAGTCGACAGCAATGTCTCTATCGGCTAGCAAGGTAATTACTTCTGCATTTCTAGACATTTCGTCGGCTAAGTCAACCCTCACACCCACAGACCTCTCCTAATCTTCATTAGTCGTATTAACATTTCCTCATCCTCATTATGCCACGATTCCTCTTGGGCATGTGATTCTTTTATGTCATTGAGATATTCTTTATATTCCGGGTGTGAAGAAAAATCAGGAAACAAATCATCCTCATCGATACTGTTGCGCAAATTTCTTATTTCCGCTTCTTTCCTGTTTGGCCGTGTATTTACCCACCATTTATATAATACAATTGTTTCTCGTGCCGATACAGCCTGATGTACAGATCGTTCATGGATAGGAAGAGACGGATCATCGAGTGTAGCGGCCCAATCTAAATGCTTTAATCCAAATTCTGGATTTCTAAAATTTCTAAAATTAAAATAGTAAGGTACATGTTTAGATGCCCAGCTCTTGGGTTCGTCGGATTGCCACCATTCTCTTAAAGCTAGATCTACCTCGACATGGTCTTTTAATAAATTAAAATTCAAATTCAGCATTATCGTATCTGTATCAGCATATCCGGGCAGCAAACCAGTGTTAATAACATGATACTTATCATAAGTCCTGTAACGGATCCAGGACTCGATTGACTCAAATTTCCACTTAATAGGTAGTACAAATTTACGTCTAAAATCACGGTGAAACCAAAATCTAATTGGGGCCACTTCTTTAAATTCTTTATTGAATAGATTCCACCCTTCGCTGCTTAAAGCATACGGAGGGTTGAATCTCATCCACGATGTAAATTTTCTATATAAATGTATTGTGTATTTTGTCATAGGAAAACCAGTAATATTGCATATTACTGCAATATTACTGGTCCTGTCAAGATTTAGTGGTTAGGATGTGATAGATTAGCTTTGGATACAAACCCATTTAGTTTTTCTGCTTCTGCAATGATTTCTTCTGTTGTCGGTGCAGTTTTGCCTGCGGTAAGAACACTTTTAGCTATGTGCTGATTTTCTAAAATCAACTGTGCGAGTTGTAATACTTCGAGTCTAATCTCGTATGGGGTTTTGCTAATTGTTTTCACTATTTTTCCTTGTGTTATGTGATGATTGAACTTTTTTTAGGTAATGCAATAGGCGATGTACTTGTTTCGTATTGTTCTAAAATTTGTCTATTGGCTTTAGCCTGAATAACTGGTTTAGGAATAGTGATATCCTCATCAAGGTCGCCCATCATAATAAATGGAGCAAATTGAAGACCACGTTCGGTAGTTACCATACAGAGTGGTTTAGAAACCGTGTATGATGTGTCTGTTTCGTTTATTACCTTTGTAATAAACTCTTCTCCGCTGTTTAGTTTAAATACGCAGATGTATGGTGTTGTTTGTTGTTTTTGTAATAGCATTAAAAGTCGTCCCATCCGTCAACCGCTTCGGATCTGCTGTATTCTGTAACTTTTGTTTCAAAGAAGTTTTCACGTTTCTCTGTATTTAAGTATTCATATGGATTTTTTGTAAACCCTTTATACACCACACCCAACCCGAGTAACTTAGTTCGTTGGTTAGTTAAATATTTTACATAATTTTCCGTACTCTGTACAGAGATACCTAAAATTCTGTCCCCGTAAATTTCTTTACCCCACTCAATCTCTTGTTCCGCAGCTTGCATAATATTATCCAATAATATAGTACGATCTGCCTCGTTATCGAGATCAAATGTTTCTCTAATGATGTTAGTAAACATGTTTACATGAGTTACTTCATCATTCTCAATATACTTAATCATCTTAGCTACATTAGCAACCTTATTACGAGCAGCAAGTTGATAGAAGAATTGAAATCCGTTGTAAAAATAAATAGATTCTAACGCAAAATTTGCAGCCAGTGCTATTTTAAAATTTTCAATTGTTTTATCGTCGATAAATTTTTGATATTGACCAGCAATAAATTTATTTCTCTTTAAAAGAAGAGGATTATGTCTCCAGTGGTTATAAATATCTTCTCTCTCAGTATTAGGGAACAATTCCTGTAGCAGATATTGATATGATTGAGAATGAATTAGTTCCTGAAATGCTTGTATAGTAAATAAGCCGCCAACTTCAGGTGCAGTAATATAATCTGCAATATTTGGAAGATTATTTACTTGCATACTATCAAGAGCAATTAAAAATGATACTGTATTTTTAAATGCATCCATTTCGTGTTTAGTGAGCTCTTTAATTGTTACCTTGTCGTCGACTAAGGATATCTTTTCTGGAATCCAGAAATTATTCACCATGATTTTGTACAATTTTGGTGCCCATTGGTATTTGACACTATTTAAATTCATAATGCCAGTGGCACTACCGTTAATCATGTTACGAGCTGTTGCAGCGTCGTCGCCGAATTCGTTGAATATTTTCTTTTGGTTAATTTCGTTTGTCATAATTGTTTATCCAGCACAGGCCACACAATCGGCCTCGGGTCTATTGTTGCCATCGATAGATGCATTATTTTTAATGGATCTAATGTAATATATTGCCTTAATACCTTTGCTATGTGCATAATGAATTGCATCATATAAATCTTTAGCATTAAAGCTCTCTTTGCGCTGGTCAAATATTAACTCCATTGACACCCCGGTGTCAATAAATTTTTGTAGTTCAGCCACAACGTCTATTATCTCTGTAGCAGTATGTTTAGGGAATGTTTTTCCGTATCCTAAAGGATTATCTTTTAGAAATTTAGCAACTACTACAAGTTTACCATTTTTGTTATCTTCAGAAAAGAAAGCATCATACACCGGTAGTACACTTGCACTTGAATCCATATAGATTGACGTGCTCGTATTGGGTGCTGGACTCGTTAATTGGCTATTTCTAATACCGTTTTCGTTAATCGAATTCTGCAATGCATCCCAGTTATAATTGCCTGATGCATATTGTTTAAATTGGTTGATTCGGTTACCATTTTTCCATTCCGATTTCTCAAATGCAGTAAATGGCCCAAATCTTTTCGACAATTCGACGCTTTGCAAAGCTGCATTATATTCGATACATTCGGAAATTTCTCTGATATAATCTAAATCTCTGAAATTCATAAACTCACGAGCCAAATGATCGTGTAAACCCTGTATGCCTATACCAATAGTACGGTATCTATCATTGTGTGCCGCAGTAATCTCATCAGGCGCGTTAGTTAAATTAATACCATAGTCCAGTATCTTGCATGATAGGGCGGAAATTTTGCCTAATTCGGCGAAGTTTTTGATATTACCCATAACAATCGATGCTAAATTGCATACATGGCCGAGTTTGTCAGGCACGACGTTGGAAAAAGACTCCGTACATAAGTTTACACACGGAATAGATCCATCTGCTTTGTTAGGGTTGAATTCATTAATGGTGTCAGTGAATGCAATATACGGTAGTCCTGTCTCGAACTGGATACGCATAATAATTTTCATTAAATCTCTTGCATTATCCATTTTTCTGGTAATTTTTAATCTACCATCTGTAGCAGCCTGCTCAATTTTAAGATATGCTTCGGTAAAATCAGCGCCATGTAGATTGCGGATATCAATACCTAACTTCCTCTTTACCTCATATGGGCAAAATGTTATCCATGGCTGTTTATTTTTGTCTCTTTCCATGAAGATATCCGGGATAGTGACTTGCGGAAAGACATCATATGCTTTCATGCGTGGATCACCGTGTTCTGACTGCATATCAAGGAAATCTAATATATCATTGTGCCAAATCGGTAATGCAATTGTACCCGCACCAGCGCGTTTGCCGCCTTGGTTGACTGCAACTAATGTATCATTAAGGATTTTAATCCATTGTACTACCGTGCCCGCGGCATTTTCGTAACCATTTACATCCGACCCTTTTGCTCTTAGATATCCTAAGAAAATTCCAATGCCACCACCATTCTTAGAAATTAAAGCAACACGCTTGATATTATCGAATATACTATCAATATCATCTTCCACAGCAATAATAAAGCACGATGCTACATTCCCGCCCTTTCTTAAATTTGCAAGAAATGGTGTTGCAAGAGAAATCTTTCGTTGAGAAAGTGCATTATAAACTTCCTTAACAAATTTAATTCTTGTTTCCTGTGGTTCATATTGCCCAAATCTCATAGCATTAACCATATGCATATGTTGATTTAATTCGTGTTTGCCTAAATACTTTTTCTTAGCAGTAATTAGGCTTGCATAACTATAATCTAGGTCTCTGTTAATCTTTACTGATGTGGCAAGCTCGTCTAAATCTTCATCGGTATAGAATTCGAGTAATTCTTTACTGTAATTGCCTTTTTTAACATTGTAATGGATTACTTCTTTAAATGATTTTCCCCTAAGTGAGAAATTTGCCCATTCATCCATTGCTAATGCTCGGCCTGCAACATTAACCCAGTCGGGTGCCTGTGGTGTTGCTAATTGTACCGCATGTTGAATAACATTAAGTTGAATATCTCTTGTCTTAATCCCCGGTTTAAGGAATTGGTCAAATTTTGATTCAAGTTCTAAAGGATTTACATCTTGTCCCTCTGATGCCATCTGAATTGACTTCTTTATTTTAGAAACATCATACAGTTCTTTTGTCCCGTCGCGTTTCTCTACCATAATTTCTTTAGCTGATGCCATTATTATATTCTCTCTATGCTATTTGTTTTATTTGTTCTTTTGTGAACGTCTTAGTAATCTTATATTCTGTTGATACGTTTAAGTAATTACTTACCACCCCTAATTCATAGTTGAGTATAAACTGATCATCGATTACAGGCACCAAATACATGTCTGTTGCATCATCAATTAAGTGTAATTCTATTTTATGGTCTGATGAAATTAATGAAAAGGTATAGAATATCAATAAACTAATTGCACTTTTACATAAGTCAGAACGGAATAGTATTTCCCACGGTGTCGGCCACCCGGATGGGGTATAATAATCCAATGTACGGGTAGTGTACGGCATAGATGCAAAGAATTTTGCTACCGTATTCATTTGTTCATCTAGTGTGAGACCGGAAATATCGGTCCTTAAGGTTTTCCAAAGGCGAAGACGCTCATCATTGGGGATGTTATTCCAACTCATGCTAACCCTTTATTATATTGGTGCCCAAATAATCGAACTTGTGCTGAAAGTTAAATTACCCGGGAAATTGTGCGTATAAGATATCTCAATTAATGTTCCCGAGATGTCGTAATTCGCGGTGAAATTAATATCGAAGGCTGTTGTGTTTATTTCTGTGCCGTCATCAGTTAACGAGACTGGCAAAATCGGGGGGAAAGGAAAAACTGGTGGTACGGGTACAAAAGTTGCAGTGGCAGTAATGGATAATTTACCATTTCGTGAAAAGGTAGTACCTACTGTGTTTGGATCAGAGGTAATAACATTAACAACGCTGTATAACAATGATAGGAATGGAGTAGATAAGTGAGATAGTGCCGGTATAACAGTCGGTATTACAACCGGAGATAAGCTTATAACAAGTGGCATTAATTCGAGATTGGTAAGGGAGCCACCGCCACCACCACCACCTGTACCTATTTCGAAATATTCTCCATTTATATTACCAATGAAAACTTGGGCTGTGTCTGTGCAAAGTGCCAGTTCGCCCGGTTGCAATATATTAGATCCCGTACCCGGATATGAAGGATATAATGCTAAAAATTCAGATTTTGTCCCACGTCTGTTCTGCATTCTTGAAATTACTACTGGTGTTGCCATTCTTAGATATCTCCTGTGATGTATTTAGTATCGTTGAGTTGACCATAATACTCGCATACTTTGTTAGCCCACATTATTTTGTAGTGAGTAAATTCGTCACCCTCTACAATAAATTCTTGGTACTTTGCTTCTCGTGTTGCAATCATTACAACACCCTTATTAATATTTGTCCCAAACATTTCGTTGTGCGATAATGCATATGCCGCCAATTGCATAAAGTAATCTTCAATCCATTCTCTTTTTTTATCATGTAGGCTATTTTTAAAATCCATTATGGTAGGTGTGTGATCGTGGAGTCCCACTAAGTCGGTTGTCCCTGCATATAGATCAGTGGTATACAATGCTACTTCCTGACCCCATACCTCATTAACTTTAGATAATCCATGTTTAATAATAACTTTTGCAAGCACCTTCGATAGATATGATCCTACCATAGGTTCACCTAAAATATGCTTTTCTAAATTACCATGCATACCTGTACCAAGGTTACTTGCCTCTGTAACAATTCGAGTTGCTTCAATTTCACCCACTGCTGATCTCCACTCATCGAGTGCAGTCATATCTTTTGTTTTTGAGAGTATTGTAGTCACAGATGGAAGATATACACCGTCACTAATAACATATCGTCTGCCTTCTGGGCTATCTATGCGTTGTAATGGTTTATAATCGAATTTTTGTTGTATAAGCATTGACTTAATGTAACACTAAAGAGTATCATAGTCAATGACTTACCAGCAAATTTTCCATTGTATAGTATTATTTGTTGCAGGGTTAGATTGTATAAGAATAGTATAACCCAACCCCTTGAAGTAGGATAATACCGAGTTAAGTTGTGTAGAAATAGGCTTATTTGTTGCCACACCTGCCCACACCTGCCAGTACAATGCAGGATTGGTCCCGTATGTATTATTGCTTACGTTAATGGTAACAATTGCTGGTGTTGCCGGTGGATTAGGGAGTGCCGCCGTCGAAGGATTAAGTACCGAACCTGTTGCAGATTGTGTATAATTAGTGCCGGGTGTAAGAACTGTTATAGATCCTACTGTATTTCCTATTAAATTCACATGAGTTGTTGCGCCAGTGCCTGGGTCAGTAATGACAAGATATGGATCATATGTCGCGTAACCTGCGCCAGTGTTGGTGATAATAACTTGAGTAATTGTGCCATTAATATCAGTTAGCACATTAGCTATAAATCCTGTACCGAGAGGATAAGGTAACAACGGATTCAGCGATGAAACAATCTGTACTGTCGTAACACTATCTTCATAACCAGAGCCTGGATTCATAACAATAACTGATAGAATTTGACCAGTTACACTTACCGAGGCAATTTGAAATACTGCATTAACGTATGCAGGATTTGGTGCAACTGCGCGACTCGGTATTACAGAATCTGAAGTAGTATAACCGGAACCAGGATTAACAATGTTCACCGAAACAATTTGTCCTGCTGCATTGACCAAAGGTTGCAATACTGCTGAATTACCTAACAACGATGAAACACTTAATGTGGCGGGAATAGGTTGATAACCTACACTACCGTTTGTAACTGGGATGCTGAGAATATTTCCACCATTTGTAGTAACAGTACCTGTTGCACCCGACGCCAAACTACCGATTGGTGGAACAAATACCATTGCTGGTGTATCTTGGAAATATCCCACACCCGGTGTAGTCACTGTCACAGTAGACACACCGGAGATAAATGTCATTGGTGTTGAACCGCCGACAGTTGTACACATTTGGCCACCGCCAATTTGACACTGACTTGACGCCGCCAATATGGCTTGCTGAATCATACAGATTTCTTCCCATACTACAGGAAGATTAGTAGCGAGCTGCTCCATTGAAGAAGCAGTCGGGAAGCCAGAACCAGGTGTGCAACAATCAGACATTATTTTTTTCCTTACGAGTTTTCCACCATTCTGCCATTATTAAAGACTGACGTGTCTTATACTCCTCGGTATGCGTAGTCCCCTTGTTATGTGCAGGTTTACCTTTTTTGGCAATAGATTTTTTATTTCTTGTTTCAGCAGACTCGGGGCCTGTGTTAATACCCTTGTTCCATGGTATTCTTCCCATACATGATTCTGATAGTTTTTTCTTATGCTCTGCTGTCTTTGTTTCACCTAAGTGTGCAATGCTCATTTTATGTCTAACTTCTTGCGACGGATTAACCTGACCTTCGCCACCATCTGTCAGATTGAGTAGAGGTCCTTTTCCGAGGTCTTTTCTGCCAAATTTTGCAATTAATTCTATTTCCAGTAAATGTGCAAATTCTTCGTCGAGACCGGAATACACCCCAATAACCGGCTTTATATTATTTTTTTGCATATACTGAAGCCTCTGCACAAACGGATGTTTATTTTTCTTGCGTAAATGCACCCATGCCCTGTTTTTGGAACCTTCGCCCACATATATAGGCTCATTATTACGCGATGGATCATAATATATGTAGGTATAGTGCATATT